ATCATATAGCAACCACTCATATGGTCTTCTACAAAAGATTCTAGTTGCTGTGCTTGCTCTGTTGTTAATTCAATCTTTTTCATTTCCTGCCCTATCCTGTCCAATCATGGACACCCAAGTACGATGCTTGTGACAATTAGAACAAACAATGTCACACTTAGCAATTTCTTCTACAATCTCTTCCATTGTATGGGTTGCATACATTTTAGTTAGGTTAGCTATTTTTTCTCCCCTAACATGGTCATATTCCATTATATACCAAGGAAGTACGACTTGGCAATCTGCACACGGCTTATTATTTTTATATTCTTGAATGAATCGCCTTTTGTGGCCAGTCTTATCTTTTCTTTTTGTTGGTAATAGTCTTTCTAGGTCCGCATAATATCTGTCTCTAGTTGTCTGGGTCATCCAAATTTTCCATATCTACGTATCCTAGTTGATACATAACTTCTCTAGCCGCATCTGATATTTTCATGTTCGCATTTAGATCTTCGTCATATTCTACATCAATAAGACCCTGCTTAAACAATCCTATTAAGGCCTCATCAATCATTTCGTGATGTACTTCCCATAAATCTGGAGCTAATTCTTTTGCCTTATCAGTAATAACATAAATAAAATTACCAGACATATCTATTCCGTTGACAGTTACAGCACCTATTTCAACATAGTGCTCCATCATTTGATCAAAGCCATCTTGGTCCATCTCGAAATCTTCCATGTGCCTTCCTTATAGTACTGCCCAGCCCGAAGGCTGGGCAGCAGTAACTAGTCTTCCATCCCAAGGTACCTACAAGCACGTTGGCCAGGACCAGAGCTGTGGCTCATCCACAAACTATGGTAATACAATTATACTACTTGTTCTTCTTCTCTTGCTTCTTTGCACGTTTTTCTTTTAGAGAGAGCTTAGGCTCTTTCTTTTTATTTGCGTTGCCTTTTTGTTCTTTGTTAGCCATGATTACTCCTTTCTTTGTGCGGCAGGTAGGACTCGAACCTACGATTACCGAATTATGAGTTCGGGGCTTTAACCAACTAAGCTACTGCCGCCTTATACAATTCTACAACAGTTGCTTGGATTTGTCTACACTTGATCGTACAAGATCCTGTACGAACTCACTAAAATGCTTTCTAATACTTCCAGGTGGCTCGTTGCCAAGCACTTCCCAGATCTTTTTATATTCAATAACATTATTATATGTTGTTGGACATAAATGATTTCCTTCATATGTTTCAAGTGTTACTGGCAATGGCACATGCTTACCAACACAGGCACACATCATGCCATTGAATTTAGTGCTTACGTATTTACTCATAGTATACTCATTCCTGATATTGCATCTAAGAGTTCTGCTGGCATCCTCTTAGGTACTCCATCTTTAGTTACGTTGCTATTTACATTATCTTCTTTACTTCCAGCCCAAGTGTGAATATTAATTTCTCTGTCGCCTTTCTGTGATCTTGATATGGCATTGTATATTGACCCACATACAGCGTCTGCAAGGTCTTTAGAGCCCTTTCTAGGGTGGTCTACCTTATCTCTCATAATTCTTAGTTGCAAGAGTTCGTCTATAAGAAGCTTAATATCTGGCCCCTTTATTCTCTCCTCCATAATACCCAAAGCCATATCCTCATAGTGCTTCTTTGCTACTGATAGGATCTCTGTGTGTATATTATAATTTTTAATTTGCTGCATCATATCGTGTGAGTTCCATCTATCGAAAGTCACAGCCTTAATATTAAAACCTCTAGACTTAAGAGAAATAATATAATCTTTGACCTCAGTAAAATCAACAGACTTATCTGAAGTAGGAGTCCACCATCTTACTGCATCAACAATAACTTTAGGAGCTACCTGCTCATAATCATTAAATGATCTAATCTTTACCCACTCACTTACGTGAGACATAGATACTGCACAATGGTCATGCTTTTGAGCTAAGTCAACGTGCACAAAATATTCCATATCTTCCAACGGTTTTAGGGCTTCTTCAAATCTTCCAGTGGAGTTGTCTACACCATTATTTAAGACAAATGCCGCCTCAATCTTTTCTCTTGACTTAAAGAAAGCGTCTACTGCTTCTGGTGGCATACATGCAAAGCGTGACAATGCATCTGTTGGATTTGTATAGAAAGCTACCTTAAAATCATCAATAGTTCTAGTTGGGTTAATCTGCCATGTTGGTCTACGCAGTGCAAAAGTCTTTGGAATCTTATAGGATATTATTTGATCTTCTTCCCATTCAACAGTAAATTCATTTCCATCTACACCATCTTGAAGATCTTCGTCCATCTTAAATTTATGACTCAATACCTTTACTTCTTTTTGAGCAACGACTGCTTCATATCTTTGCTGTATATAATCATTCTTATAACGTGGGAATGAAAGAAGTATTACTTTACCAAAGTCTGGAAAACGTGAATCTACTGATGCCCTATACATATCATATATTGCTCCAGCCGTTTTAGCTTGCTCGTGACCTGTTGTATTATCAATACTGAATCCAGATATCTCATCTAGGATAACTACTAATGCGTTATATCCCTCAAACGCTTCTCTTTCAGAGTGGCCTGAGTGACAACTAATACCCTTATCAAATTCAATTACGTCTGCTTTTGGAACATACTTTCCCGCAAACCAAGGAGACTTGTCAATTCTAGTCTTTAGTCCCTTAAAGAAAACATTCTTAGCCTGCTGTGCGTTAACAGCAATATTAATAAGGTCAATTGAGTCTCCAGGTGGCTTACCAAAATATTTTGCTGGATCCTTTAAGCATAATAATAAGTAGACAATATACGCTACAGCAATCGTAGAACAGTAATCTTTACCTGATCCTTTTCCTAACTGTGCAACTACTTCATTAACTGTTTCTTTCCAGCGTTTTTCGCCAGCTTCTTCACCATATAATTTATTTAAAGTTGCCCTCTTATATATTTGTGAGCTTGCTCTGATAAGCATGTATTGATACTCGGATAATGGTGGTAGTCCAAGATACTCGTGGCTGACAACAAATTCATCTAACTCTACTGGGCGTTCTTCAAACTCTTCACCGTCAAGTATATCAATTATGTCTGCAAAATTAAACGACATCTTCGCTCACATCTCTGAGGCTAGTTACATTATTTGCCTCTGCAATGATTACTTCTTCAACCTGATTAGATATCTGTGAAAGCCTACGCATAATTTCATTTCTTACCTGCGGGTACTCTGCTGATATATCTTTTAATATTCCAATAAGAATGTCTTGCTTTCTTTCTGTTTCTGCAAGATGGCTGGCAAGCTCTGCATTATCAAGTAATCCAAGCTGCTGAAGCATAGCAATTCTTTTCTGCTCAATGTCTGAGATAAGCTTTAATATGGTAGCCTTAACATTTAGTTGTCCTGCCTGATCTGCATCGTCTACAGTCTTCCAGGCCTCTTTAATGAGCATTGCGTAGTGTTGATCTGCACCTGCTACCGCTTCTTTTGCACGGTCTCTTGCACTTGAATCATCACGAACAACAGTTTTCCATTCTTCAATTAATTCTAGCACGTCTTTACGTGGAAGAGATAGAGTCTTTGAAATTTGAGTAGCACTATTGCCCATAAGCATTTGTTCTACTACTTTGTTCATACGGTCAAAACGTTCTGCTAATTCTATTTCAGACATAATATCTCCTGTTCTATATAAAGTATACTCTTGGTCAACTAAAATGTCAAAGCTAATTAACTAGGATTTATGCCTTAATACAACATTCATATGGTGTGGAGCATCTATAATATCTCCAACTACAATTTCCATCTCTTCATCATTAACTAATCTATACATGTTAAATTGAGATGATACTTTATTTAAAAACTCTTCTGAGTGATATGGTCCTAGTTCTACAATCGCAGCACGACATGACTTTAAAGGTCTTTCTAAAGTGTCCCAGATCTTTTCTTCGTGCCCCTCAACATCCATCTTAATAATATCAATCTCGTCAATTGTAATTTCATCTATAATATTGTTTATATTATCAAGCATTACTGGAAGGCTTGTCATACCATCTACTGTGCTGTCTTCATCTGTTATTCCTGCTCCGCCAATATTTGTATTTGGAATTAATATAAAGGCCTCTTTAGTTTCATTAGATAAGCCAATATCGAACAAGTTAATAGCACCAGTGGACTCATAATCGTTATCTGATTCTAGAATAGTTTTTTCATAAACATTAACAAGCTCTTTGTTTGCTTCAAATGAAAACACTCTTCCGTATGGACCAGTTGCCCTAGCCATGATCTCTGTAAAATAACCAATGTTCATTCCTATGTCCAGGCATGTATCAGTTTCTTGTACATTTTTTATTAGCCAATTTGTTGTCTCTGGCTCCCAGAATCCAAGCTTCTGAATGTTTCCACCGACGTGTTCGTCTCCATCAACGACATATAGACTAAAGCCATAATTGGTTTTAGCCATAGTTATTGGGTAGATAGTTTCTACCTTTTCCACTTCCTCTGATTCTTTATCAGACCAAAGTCTTCCAGATATCTCTGGATTGTCAT